ATTTTCGGTATGGTCGGCAAAGAGGACTGGCTGAGTGTTCCTTTCACTCCCCCTGTTCTTGCAAATGACCCTATTGACAGACTTTTCGGCAACGAGAAAACAGATAACATCGGCGCACGTTGGGATGAGATCAGCGCAGATCAGCTTATCCCTGCAATGGCTCAGTTCCATGCATTTGATACAGAAGCTATCAAGAGCGTATCACCTGTGCTTACACAGCACTACATTGAGAAAGGCCTTATCAAGGTAAAGCAGAATCAGTCAGAGCGTATGCAGCAGCTTCTTAAACAGGGCGTTGTGAACGATGATGCACAGTATGAATATGTTATCCGTGATGGTATCAGACTTGCAAGAGCCGTTGAAGTTCGTGCGAGAGTAGCAAAGAACGAAGCACTTGCAACAGGTCAGGTTACTATCGGCGAGAATAACCTTAACCTTACAATCGACTACGGTGTTACAGCTGCACAGAAGGCATACACAGTTGACCTCAATGTTGATTCAGACGTTGGATCACAGTTACAGGCTATCATCGATGATGCACGTGAAAACGGTGTTGTTATCAACGGTATGCTGACAAGCGGTGCAAATCTCACTAAGATGAGAAGCAATAAGTTTATCCAGATCAACAGAAACGGTGTAAATGCAAGCGGTAAGTTCATTTCTAACGCTGAACTGAACGCATACCTTGCAGATTTCGGCATTGATACAGTTATCACACAGGATAACGTATACAACGCAAATATCACCGATATTGACCCGACAACAGGCAAGCCTGTGGTTACATCAAGACGTTACTATCCAAAGGAGAAGATCACATTCTTCTCCACAACTCCAAACGGCAGACTTGGTGTAGGTCTTTGGGGCGATCCTCCCGAGGTTGTAAATCCTCTCACAAAGACAGAGGGTACAAGCGTATCTCCTTACGTTTACATTCATCAGTGGACAGAGAATGACCCTGCTGTACTCTGGACAAAGGCATCTGCTCTGTTTATCCCTGTTATCTACAATCCGTCAACACTGTACATTGCAACAGTAACTGATACAGGTGCGTGATATCATGGCTTACAGAGTAGTAAAGCATTTTACAGATTTACAGGATCGCGGCTATAAATACGCAGAGGGTGACACATATCCCCGAGAGGGATATGTGCCATCCGATGAACGCATCGAAATGCTGTCAACTGCAATGAACAGACAGAGAACAGTGTTAATCGAAGCAGTTCCTGAGGTAATTCCGGAGACTGAATCTGCGGAGACCATTGAAGAATCGGCGGTTGAGGAAACAGCAGAGGAAAAGCCGAAGCGTAAAAGCCGTAAAAAGTAATAGAGAAAGGCGGTGCGATATGACCGATATCACAGAGTACTGTGAATACTGCAAGAACTTCTTTCTTAAAGACTATATCGGGCTGACTGATATCTACAAGGGAGAGTTTACAATTGAAAGCGGTGCATTCGTATCGCCTTCTTTTACCTTGAAACCAAATCAATACTTCCGAATCGTTAACAGTGATGTTAATGACGGTGTTTACTGCAATACCGCTGAATCATTGGCATTGCTACAGGATGAAACCTTTACAGGTCAGGTGTGGCTTATGGCTGTACCTCGTTCATTCGTGGCTTTGTGTGATGATATAGCGGCATGGCGCACAAAGTATGAAAGTGTCGGAAATGCGAATATGTCTCCCTTCCAGAGTGAAAGCGTACAGGGTGTATACAATTACTCCAAAGGCGGTACAGGCGGCAATAACGGCGGTGCATCCGTCGCATATATGTCGCAGTTCGCAAGCCGTTTGAATCCATACAGGAGGATATCGGTACTATGAGCATATTTGACAACGGCATTCTCAACGATTACAACACCGAAATAACACTGCTTGACGAAACATCATCTGTCAGTCCAGATTCTTATGGCGGCATCGGCGGTGTTGATTACAGCTACAACAAAGGCGCAGTAATTACGGTACAGCTTATTCCACAAGAAACACTCGGCGCACAGGTTGCAGAAGCGATCACCGAGAAGAAAATGTATACAGTCTGCGTTGATAAAGGCATAATCTTGAAAAAAGGGCAGGTCTTTATGAGAAACAAAGACGAAGAAACATTCAGGATCACGGAAAGCAATGTCGAAACTGAAACTCCTGCAAGCGCAGGACTTCAATTCAGCTATGCAAAGGCTGAAGAGTGGGAACTTCCCTCTGATATGCCTATCAACTAAAACAGCGTTTAAAATGCGTTTTAACGGCTTCTACCCTTTAGGGATGTAATTATACTATGAATGGAGTGAAACGGCGAATATGGATAAATTAGCGGCATTACAGACGTTTTTAAATGGCTTCTTGTCTGCATATGAAGAAAATTCAATTTACTCCTTGAAAAATCCGCCTGCATTCCCCTATCTGACGTATGAGGGAGTAGATGATAACTTCGGGGATAATACCGATGTTGCTATGACCGTGAATACGTGGTACAGAGAAAGTTCATGGTATAATGCAGTCCAGAAGTCAAAGGAAATAGCTGAAACGATAGGCAGAAGCGGCAAGATGCTGACCTGTGATGAGGGATATGTACTTGTAATGCGTGGATCTCCGTTCTCAACGAGAATGGGAGACGATTCAGACGATCTTATTAAACGGACGATGTTTAATTTTACAGTTCGTTTTTACACAAATTACTGATGAAAGGAGAGAAAAAGCATGATTAATCTTATGGATTATGATATACTTACCAAAGAAGACTTTGAATCTATGGCTTATGGTGGTGCTATTCTGGTAAAGGATTTTGACCCGACAACCTTCACTCCACCTGCCGAGGGTGATGTATTCATGGCTACAAGCGGTGATATTACCATTAATGATAATGTCAATACGCTTGATCTTGGCGAAGATGTAAACGGAATTTACTACCAGTACAAGGAGTTACAGGTGATAACAGGCTCAGCCGCTAAGACTGTAACAGGTACTGCTTTGAATTTTGGTGCAGAAGATATCCGCAGAGCTTTAGGCGCTGCCGATATTGATACGCAGGACGATAATCATGTAACAACAAGACTTTATTACAAGTCAACTGACTTTGAGAATATCGCTCTTGTTTTCCCGAAGATAGGCGGCGGATATGTTGCTTTGGTAATGTCAAACGCACTTTCAAAAGGCGGTCTTAGCATTACAACGACTAAGAACGGCAAAGCTACAATGTCACTGACTATAACAGCTTTCAGATCTATCGAAGACAAGACAAAGGCTGAGATAGAGTATTACAGTTTTAGCCCTTCGGCAAGCAGCACAGTTGATATCACTGCACATCCGCAGTCAGTAACGGTTGAGGTAGGCGCAGCAACATCATTCAGCGTTACAGCAACAGGTACATCATTATCATACCAGTGGCAGGTAATGACACCAACAGACAGCGTATTTACTGATATCAGCGGTAAGACAACATCAACCCTCAGTCTTGCCGCAGGTGAGGTTACAACCGATGCAAACGGCAATAGATACCGTTGTAAGGTATCAGATGGTACATCAACAGTATTCAGCAAGACAGCATTGCTGACTGTGACTGATGGAGCATAACACAAGCATAACAACTGAATAAAAATTGAATATCCCCGAAACATCGGGGATATTTTGCTATAAAAGGAAAGTGATAATATGACATTTAAAGAAATCAAAGAAATAGATACGCTGATGGAATGCGTACCGCACGTTAACGAAATACTCGGAGATACAGAACTGTTTGCATCGCTGAAAGATAAGACGTGGTTTGAAGCAGCTACACCGCTCTACAAGGCACACAAAGAAAGCTTTGATAATCTTATGGCTATACTTGATGAAAAGCCTGAGAGCGCAGTTAAAACGCTTACAACGGTATCAAGGATAATAGCAGAGATTTTCAGAGATGAGGAAACAGCACCTTTTTTTATCATGTCCTGCACGAATGCGAAATCTGCGATATCTGCTATGGCGAATATCGAGGAAAAACAGTCAGAGGATTCATCCGATACGTAATAGCAAAAGTGAATCAGCGTAATGAGGACCTATGCTATAAGGTATATATAACCGACTGTTTATCCAATCTGGCAAGAGTGCCGGAGCGATGGTATGACTTTATCAACGGCGAAAACGAAGAGCAGAAAAGGCAGGAAGAAGCCGAAAGAGTCATTCAAGTCCTTAGAGATAGTTTTTATGGAAAGGAGGAAAAATAAGTGGATGTATTTGACTTACAAGCAAAGATAAGGCTTGATGATAGTGAATATAAAAACGGATTATCGGCTATAAAGGGAACTTTGGCAGATTTTGCGAAATTCTCAGCGGCAACACTCGGAGCAGCTGCAACAGGTGTTTCAGCAATTGTAAAAGAATCTGTTTCAGCGTATGCAGACTATGAACAGCTTGCAGGCGGTATTGAAACGCTTTTTGGCTCATCGGCTGAAACTGTAATGAAGAACGCTGAAAAGGCATACCAGACCGCAGGGCAGTCAATGAATGAGTACATGGAAACTTCTATTCAGAGTGCGGCGGCTCTCATCAATTCTCTTGGAGGCGACCAAGCAAAAGCGGCTGAGTTAATGGATTTATCCATCACTGATATGTCGGATAAAATGTTAGTCCGAGTAAAACGCATTGAACTTTACCAAAGGTGTGCGTAGTAAATACGTGCTAACGGTGAAAGCCCTAACGGGTAAGGCCGAGGGTAATACCGTGCTAAGCCTTGTATAGCAAGGAAAGTGTAACGACTATTCCGTAAGGAAGTAGGGCTGCTATTGGTACGTAGCCCGAAGTGGTGCGATTGACAAAAATACAAAGCAGTATACATCACGGATTTGTATTTGAGTTGATATGAGATAGTCTACTCCCCTAATAAATATCGGGAAACCGAGGGTATAATAGGAACGTAAACAAAATGGGCACAAGCATGGAAGCTGTCCAGAACGCATACAGAGGATTCAGCCGACAGAACTTCACTATGCTTGATAACCTCGCCTTAGGATTCGCAGGAACTAAACAGGGAATGCAGGATCTGCTTGACAAGGCTCAGGAAATATCAGGCGTAGAATACGATATATCAAGTTATTCCGATATTGTACAGGCTATTCACGTAGTACAGGAAGAAATGGGAATAACAGGAACTACGGCGAAAGAAGCATCCGGCACGATCTCAGGTTCAATCGGCTCTATGAAATCTGCATGGGAGAATCTTAAAGTTGAGATATCGAAGGATGATGGCAATGTAGGAGAAGCATTCGACAAGCTGTCTGAAACCGCAGGAGCAGCATTTGACAATATGCTCCCGAGAGTTGAAAAGGCTCTTGACGGTGTGGGCGGTCTCATCGTAAAGGCTGTACCAAAAATCGGTAAAAGTATCAGCAAAATAATACCAAAGATAACACCACCACTCATGGAAGCATCCGTTTCCATCGTTGGAGCGCTCGGAACAGGCATAATTGAGAACATCCCGACACTGTTACAGACAGGCGGCGAAGTTATCGGAATGCTCGGGGATACCATCGAAAGCAACCTTCCGAAGCTTAAAGATACAGCTTTTACGCTGATATCCGACTTTTCGGGATACCTAAAAGACAATTTACCTACACTTATACCTGAGGGAGTAAATGCAGTTGTAGAATTTGCAAAGGGTATCACAGATCCATCGAATACAGGAACGCTGATAGATGCTGCATTTGATATCATAGACGGACTTATTGAGGGCTTTACAAGTGAAGATACTATAAATGCTATTGTTGAGGGTGCGCCTGTTATCCTTGATAATCTTGTTACTGGAATTGTAAAAGCCGCTGACAGGCTCGGAGATGCTGCTCTGAAGATATCAGATAAACTTATCGAATACCTCAAAGACGAGGAGAACCGTGAGAAAATGAGGGATGCCGCTGACAAGATACTCACATCACTGTTAGATGGATTCGCTTCTCTGCTCGGCGAGGGCGGCGAATTTGTTTATAAGCTTGGTGGACTGATAGCGGATGCGCTCGGAATGGGCGAATACTGGCAGGCAGGAAACGATGTGCTTTCTAAATGGTGGGAGGGATTCAAAGCTAAGTGGGATGAATTCAAGAAATGGTGGGATGAAGAAATACAGCTTACCTTGAATCCCGTTAAGCTTGGTCAGAATATCGGAGAAGCTATCGGAAAAGCGGCTTACAACGCACCACCAAACAAGAAATACACAGTCGATAACGGCGGAGGACACAAAAGACACGCAAAGGGTGCTGTATTCACACGCCCTACATATGACAGATTCGGAGATCTTTACGGAGAAGCAGGCACAGAAGTGCTTTTACCGCTTGACAACAATACCTCATGGATGGACAAGTTCGCAGACAAGCTTGAAAACAAGATGAATGGTGGAGCAAGATACACCTTTAACTTTTACTATCAGGGCGGCAACGGCATGACCGATGCCGAAATTGAAGAGCAGGCTAAACGGCTTGCGGAATTAAGTATATCGCAAATAAGAGCAGTGGGAGGTACAGGATTTTAAATGGCAAATTATACAAGCGATTACAGCTTTACAATTGATGGAGTGTCAAGTAATGATTTCGGCATTTTTGTAAGTACATTACAGCCTGTACCTCACGCACAGCAGAGGTATACAACAGGCTATACAAGAGAGCCTTTCGGCATTCCTGATGATGTGTTTGAGCCTATCGATTACAGCATCGACTTTTACAAGTTCTTCCCCGAGGATATGGACGATTCAGCACTTCGGGCATTTCTCATTAACGGCCAGACTTTACAACTATCAACTTATCCTGATGTTTGCTTCAAGATTCTGACTATGAACGTCACAGAAACGTCAGGAACAGCCGATAACAGACGTATAAACTATCACCTGTCATTTACCCTTAAACCGTTCAGATACGGCTTAGACAACGAATGGATAAGCGTAGAGAGTGAAGATACAGTTGAAAATGTCGGTACATGGTACAGCAAGCCTATAATCGAACTGACAAAGCCTGACGGAGATATCACTATCACCATCAACAACACTGATTATGAACTGAAAGACTTGCAGAACAGCGGGTTACAGGAAACAAGCCCACTTGATATTACATATATCGATTCATCAAGGCATATCTTATATCTCGGCACAAATGCGCTGATAGTTGGCCATGATAACGGCAGACTTCCACAGCTTGATGTGGGAGAAAATGTGATATCATGGACAGGAACTGTTGAAAGTGTGAGAATCCGCACGAACTGGAGGAAGATATAAATGGCAGGCGTAAATGTATACAGCCTTGAAACTCTTGTTCTTGCTCTTGCTGATAACACGGTTGATGAAATTCTCTGGACTGGCTCTGCTCGGGTCGACAGTGTAACACTTAGTGTTGCATCATCGGTCATGCAGGTGGCGTATCCGATAAACGGCACAAAAACTATCGATTTCAACGGTCTTGTGGTAGATACGGTGTATACATCAGGTACAAAGAGTTGGGGACCCGATGAGGGAGCAGAAGAGAATGATTCGGAACGCAGAAGGGCGTGGGTGTACGGTTTTAGAGTGTTCGGAAGAACAACGACAGAAAACATCAGTATTACTGTAAAAAATCTGACTGTAAATCATATAACCTTAGGCCATCCTCGTGACATCTTGCTTGATTCGGGTAACTTCATAAATTGCTACTTCTATGATATATACGCACCTTCCGCAGATATGTATTCTCTGTGGCTTGCATACTCAGGTTCAGAAGATACCATCAAGTCTGCACCACAAATCACAGGGTTAGGCTACACTTATAAACTGAGAACTATATCTGGATATGTTTTTGGATTCCCTGAAAGTCCTTTAAGCTTAGAATATCAGTACATACCGAATGTGGTTTTTAAGTATTGTATACTGAAAATCAGAACAGAAAATGCAGGCATATCTTTCCCGAGAGCTGGATATGTAGGCTGTGAGCTAACGTATGACTATGAGCTGAATTGGGATTATGACATAGCAATGCAGATGGCTACAGTTGAATATAGTAACCTTGCACTTTTCCCGAACTCACCATTCTATCAGCTTCTCCACTCCGATTTACGTATCAACGTGGTTTTAAATTCAGACTGGCCGCTGAGGGTATCAGACAAGTTATGCGATAGATTAGGTGAAACTTTATACCAGAACCTTGTATACGTCAAAGAAGCGGTCATAATACCGACTATCAATAAGGGAAAAGACCATCCTGCGGCAAGCATCATTGAAAATCTGCAATATTTTTATGGTCGGAACACAGACCCACAGCATTCAGGCGAGGATAGGCCTGCGGCGGCACATTTCGGCTATGGCTTAGTTTTCGTCACAAATGGCGGTGATGTACGACCGCTGAATTCAGTTCCTGACGAGTTAGAGGTATTATATGGTGATTTACGAAATCCCGATATTATGACAACTCATGGATGCGTATTTATCGATGATGAGGGATACCGAAAAGCACAGTATGACCTTGCATGGAACGACTACAGTGGAACTTATGCATCAAGTACTATTGATGATGATAATACATGGTATCGCAGACGATATGCAGGCACAAATGACGGTATACCGTTCTTGCCTTTATGGTACTATCCGTATCATGATACTCCATCAGGCGGTGGCACAGTTGATAGAAATTATATCAGCGTGTATGATATGGATACAGAACAGGATGGATTCGATAACAACGGATTAATTCTTGAACCTACACAGTGCAGAGTGGTTGAAGAACTCAACGGCGGTTTTAATCTCACTTTAGAACATCCCTATGATAAAGACGGTAAATGGCGGTATATCCTTGAACATAACATAATCAAGTGCATGGGACAGCTTTTTATCATCAGAAAAGTATCATCAACCAACAGGGCGAACAGCAAGAGCGTGACAGCGTATGCGGAGCATATCAGTTATCACTTACAGGATTACTGGCTGTTCCCCGGAACGTCAATTGCAGGCTATGTTGGACAGACCCTAATAGATAGCATCCTTGCGCAGATGTGGGATGTTCCGTGGGATACTGAAAACAACCTGAGATACACGTTCGGCATCACAACTGATTTATCAGCAGATGAAACTTTCCGAGAGTGGTACGAGATGCCCGAAGGTCATACGCCTTATGAGATGATATTAGGTAGTAACGGCTTCACGCATCTTATCGGCGGTGAATTGTACCGTGATAACTTCACGATTTCAATTCATGAGCGCATGGAAGGTGCACAGGATAACGCTTTTATTCTGCATCCAGACTTAAATCTCAAAAGCATTCAGAAAACAGTCGACTTGCAGACGTTTTGCACATACTTCCGAGGATATGACCCATACGGAAACTGGTTTGCAATTGCGTGGGACCCGAGAACATTACCGAGAGAATATCCTCACAACATAGTCAGGTCACAGAACTTTACTTTTGATGTTGCTGAGGAGTACTATGATTTTGCAATGTTAGCCCGAAAAGTCGGGGAATACTTTAAAACTATGTGCGCTCCGCTTGTATCGTTCAAAATACAGGTACAGGATTTAAAAAATCATCCTGAGTACAAAGACTTTATCAACAATTATCGGTTCAAAGTAGGCGATATCGGCAAGGTATGGGATGATGATGCAGAGAGATACTACGACTTGGAAATCACACGAACAGTCAAAGATGGCATCACAGGTGAGTGTATCGAGGTAACTATCGGCACAGAGCGAAGTTTTACACGCCCGAACGGATATCCTATCACGATTGACCGAAACTATAAGACGGTTGATGGCGGTGAATACCATCCAGAACCGGGACCAGACCCACCGTCAGCAGACGATTATATATGGGTGCAGGACAACGACAGGGCTGATACATACCTGTATAAGGGTGATTCAAGGCGCATTGAAATGCCGTCTGAATTCCTTACGGCAACGCTAAGAACGATAAAAGCAACAACATTTTGTGATAACAGCAATCAAATCTTACAGGTTGTTATACCTGAGGGAACGGAGGTAATTGAATGAGTATATCAGGAACAGGTACACAGGCAGACCCCTATATCGTGGATACATGGGCTGACTTTGTTACAGCGGTTGAGACAGTGGATGCATACGTCAAGGTTGATACTTCCACAGTAGCAACATGGGACTTTGCAAAGATGGTTGAGGGCGGTTTATCAACAATCATCGACTGGAATGCGATAGAAGTTGACGGAAACGGACTGACCATAAAGGGATTATTTGGAACTGAGGAGAGATGGTTCTCGGCAACATCTTCTACAGCAAAAGTTGTAAAAAACCTGAATCTGCTCGATATGGCAAAAACAACAGTAACAACAGGCGTTTTCCACGGCAGAGCAATAGAGTTCAGAAACTGCAAGTTCTCAGGAGTGATAGAGGGCGGCAACTTTTTTGAATCGTACTCGGGCGGTGTTGCAACGTTTACAACAGGCGGTATAGCAGGTAACGACCCGAGGGGATGCGCTTTTGCATTTAAATTTTCAGGCGATGCGAGACTTGCAAGTGCAGCGTGCACATTTAATCATTGCAACATGAACTTTGACGGTACATCGACAAATACATCCACTCAGGAAATGAAGATGTACGAAAGTAAAATCAGCGGTAAGATGCCGTGGGCAAGCTTCAAAAATTCTGGCGGCGGTCAGAACGTTATCGATGCCGAGATAGATACTATCGACACATGGAGCAATACAAGCGGCGGCGTGACCCTCATTAACACGGATAAGCTTGCAAGTGGCCTTTCCGTACCGTCAGGCTTCACAGGCGTAACAAGTACGCAGATGCTTGATGCAGCTGCCCTTGGAGCTGTCGGATTTATCGTAGAAACTGAGGAACCCGAGGGCGGTGAGTAATATGGGATGGATAATCCACAACAATGAATTGCTTGACAGCGATTTCAACGATATCCCTTCTTTCCCTTCATATCCCCTTGCGCCTGCATTATGGCGCACAGGGGAAACCTTGCAGACAGGCTTACACTATGACCTGACATTCCCCTCGCATCCTCTTGCGCCTGCATTATGGCGCATAACCGAAAGGGGACTTGAAACAGGACTTTTCAAAGTCTTGCCTACACCGAATCAGAACTGGATTATCGGAGATAACGGTTTACAGACCAAGAGTATGCCCGACCCGATATATCTCGGGGCATTCGCAAACAATCCACTGTTGATGCAGATATCGATTCCAAAGTCTGTAAAAAGTATAGGCAGATATGCTTTTTACGGCACAAGAATCAACTATGTAAAAATAGCAAGGGATTGCACGTATTATCCGACAAGCTTTCCAGAAGGAACACTGATAGAGTACTATGAGGAGGATGATGGTACCAATGGATAGCAGTATTATAGTATCAATCATAACAGGCATTGTCACTATTGTTACAGTAGTGATAAATACCAAAGTCGGCAACCGAGAGATTCAGCATAAGTTGGAAACACAGCAGGCGGTCTTTGAAACGAAGCTTGATTCCCTGACCTCAGAAGTCAGAGAACACAACAACTTTGCACGAAGGATGCCTGTTGTGGAAGAGCGGATAAAAGACGTTACAAGGCGATTGGAGGGGTGTGAACGTGAAGTTCAGAGAACGCATAGCTAAGTTGATTGACGTTAAGACAATCGTAACATTTGCGCTTACAGCTGCATTTGTGTATCTTTCAATATGCGAAAAGATAGAACCTCAAATATTCATGACCATTTACACTATGGTTATCGGATTTTATTTCGGTTCAAATGTAGAAAGACATAAAGGAGGACAATGATGAAAGAAATAGCCAATTATGAAGGGCTGTATGCTGTCACAAGTTGTGGCAGGGTGTGGAGTTAAAGGGAGTGATATAATGACAGTGATAGTTGAGGGCGGTGAGATATCCGATGCAGAGCGCAAGGAATACGAAAAGTATGTGCGTGAGAAGTACAAAGATCAGGATATCGAACTGCTGAAAATCAAGATTGACGGAGAAAACGTAGATCTTGAAACACACATGAAGTCAAAAGGCTTTGAGCGTGTCCGCAGAGTGACAGGATATTTGAACGTTGTCGAACGTTTCAACAACGCTAAACAATCAGAAGCAAAAGACAGAGTACCGCACGGAGTTGACTATACACACACCGTCAGCGGTTTACTCGATGATTAAAAAAGGAGTGATTTTTTATGGCAATGATAATTATTGCAAGCCGTAACGAAGGTATGAAAGACGGTAAGAACTATCTGAGGGTTGAACTCATAGCAGACAGCGCATCAGATCTCAGCATCGAGGGAATGAGCAATTACCACTTTACTTTCGGTTCTATCGCTTACTGCATAGCCGAGAAGTCTTTCTATGTGCTGAATTCTTCGGGTACATGGGTATCATCGAGGTGACCGAAGATGCTGAGCCTTTACGAAATACTGAAAGCGAGTAAGACAGGCATTGCACCTGATATGTGGACAGCCCTCGCATCGGGAGCAGAAACCAAAGAGATAACAGGCATCCCACCACTCAGCATCCGAAGCAATGGCACGATGCTCCTTGACTACCTCATAAGTGGTAACATGACACAGACAGGTACACCAACTCCCACAACCCCGATACAGCCGAGTGAGTGTGGGGAGAGAACGGGGAATTTGTGGAGCTTCTATCCAGAGCGAACCTACGGTGGCGTTACGCTATCGTGGAATGGTGAGAAAATAAGCTATTCTGGTACTTGCACAGCTTCTGGTAATTTTATGATGAATGTTAAACTAAAAGCTGGGACATACACACTAAAAGCAAATGCTAATCGCATTCCCATAGACAATAACTATCCTTGTATTGTTTTATACAGAGACTCGTCGTTTTTTATGGCAACAATTACAAACTGTGGAGCAGTTGAAGATTCAGAAACCTTTACAATTAATGAAGATATGAATGTAACATTGAGAATAAGAACCCACGTTGGAGCTAATTATGATGGTTTTGAAATCCGTCCAATGCTCAACACAGGCTCAACCCCTCTCCCCTACGAACCGTGGGGAATTAAAATCCCGATTTCATCAGCCAACACCACAACGCCTGTATATTTGGGTGTGGTGGAGACAACAAGGAAGATTAAGAAATTGGTGCTGACAGGGCAAGAGAACTGGCAAAGAACAACGAATGGAGCATACTATATTGGCACAGATGTGTGTCCTAATGATTACTTAAAAACATTAGATGAAACTATTGTTGTGTGTACTCATTATGTTGCTCAAAAATCTGTTACAGACTCATCAAATGTTAACGATAATTGCATATCTTTCTTTGGTGGTTCTGGCTTTACTTGCGAAATGTACATCGCCGCAAGAGATGTAGTAGATGTTGAAACATTCAAATCCTACTTACAACAGCAATACGCCGCAGGAACGCCAGTCACAGTCTGGTATGTATTATCAGAACCCACAACAGGCATAGTCAACGAACCTCTCCGCAAAATTGGCGACCACGCTGATACAATCAGCTATGAACAGGCAGGGGTGCAGATTCCGACTAATAGGGGTAACACGGTGATTGACGTTGAAACAACGTTGAAACCGTCAGAAATGTATATCAAATATCAGGAATAGGAGTGATTTTATGGGAAATCTTTCAGCACATTTTGATAGCAGTGAGTTCGTATGCTCTTGCTGTGGCAAGTCTATAAAGATGTCTGATCTGCTTATTGAGCGACTTGAAAAGCTCCATGCTCTGATGGGAGCAAAGGCCGTTTATATTAACAGCGGATACAGATGCAATAGCAATCCGTGGGGATCGCCAACAGATGCACACCGCAAGGGCATGGCTGCAGACATCAGGGTCCAGCGCAAGGACGGCAGCTATTACACTGCCGAGGACATCGCCGAAGCTGCGGAGCGTGTCGGCTTCAAGGGCATTGGTATAATGGAGCCAGACAGTTGCCATGTCGATACCAGAGGAGACGAGCCGTACATATACGACTGGTGGCACGGCAACGAGACCAAGCAGATTGACTGGACTAAGGATTCAGGACACACCTTCATCCGTGGTACAGTTTTTGACGGTGAGAAGGCTGCGCCTGCTCCGGATCCTGAAGATCACTCCAAGGAGAAGCTCCTCCAGGAGATGAAAGCGCTGTACGAGAAGTACTCATAAAACACATTTAATGCGTGTTGCATATTCATTCACATTAGAACTTTGTGCAACAGGCTTATGAACCTAATAATAACCTAAAAATAACCTCCTCACATCCTTGTGAGGAGGCTTTTTCTATTGTATACTTATAATTTACAGTTGTTTTGTGCGGCTGCATTCTTGATACGTTCAGCAATATCCTGTGAATTATACATAAAAACACCTACCCTTCTTTGTGCAAATGGTAAAATTCTATAAATTTAGTGAAAATCTATTGCGATTCACTAAATTTAGTGATATAATAACTTTGGTGATAAAAAAGGCAATAGAAAAACTACTCCAAAGAGATGCATTTCCTTTGAAGAAATCAGCGTATAGGTTATGTGACAATTTCATTATACGCTTTTTCTTCCCTTTTGTCAATCACTATATTTATAACAAATTGTTAAAAATATGTAAATGAAAGGAGCGTATATGGCAATAGGTAAAAACATCAAGCTTCTGCGAGAACGCTTCGGCTACTCTCAGAACGAACTTGCAAAGCTGACAGGCATTTCGCAGGCTCTTATCTGGTATTATGAACATGAGGATAAGATGCCGAGTGTAAAAAATGCCGACAAACTTGCAAAAGTATTCAATATCACTGTTGATGAACTTTTGCATGGAGAAAAGAGGGCATAAAAATGAAAGATGTGCGGAAAGACCATGCAAGATTGCTTAATAATCTTGTATTTTTACAGCGGCTGTACACGGCTAAAGCCCTTGCCCTTTGCATTGGAGTTAATCCAACAACATGGGGCAGAAAGATGCGAGAGCCGTGGAGAATGTTCAGCTATGATGATTTACGGATGATATCTGTTTACTGCGATATCCCCCTTGAAAAGCTGATATGCGGTGAAGTGGGGGTGAGGTAATGGAAAAAAGTGCCAAACTGTACGCTGTCGACCTTGCAGAGAAGATCAACGATATTATCCGCTCAGCAAGACAGGGTTTACCGACTATCGACGCACAGGTAATAGTTGATAAAGCGAAGAATGATGATGAGATCATGTTCTTCTATGAAAGGATGTGCATCAAGTATGTGTGATATATGCAGACAGCATCCATGTTCAAGGCACTGTCCGAACAGCAACGAAAAGCCGTTGCTTGTATGCGACAGCTGCGGATGCGACATTTACGCAGGAGAGCATTACTTTGAGATACCGATAGAGGGATATCCAACGTTTAGCATCTGCGAAGATTGCATGGATAGCTTCGGGAGATATGCAGAACCATGATTATCAAGATAGAAAGCCGTGACGAATGGCTGAAAGCACGGCAAAAACAGGGAATCGGCGGCAGTGAAGCAGGATGCGTTATTGGTATGAACAAATACCAGAGCAATGTTGAACTGTGGGAACTAAAAACAGGAAAGCGTGAAGCGCCTGACCTCAGCGACAATGCCGCAGTACAGTTCGGCAAGTTCGCAGAACCGCTTCTGAGAGAGCTATTCAAACAGGATTATCCCGAATACAGTGTTGACTATCATGAATTCTGGATGTATGTCAATGACAAGTATCCTTTTATCTTTGCAACGTTGGACGGCGAAATCACCGCTCCCGATGGTTCAAGGGGCATTCTTGAAATTAAGACAACAACGATTCGGAACCGCAGTCAGTGGGATGAATGGGATGATAAGATACCAGACAGCTATTATGTGCAGATACTTCATCAGTTAGCTGCAACAGGATGGGATTTCGCTATTCTGAAAGCGTATATCCGATATCACGTTGACGGTGAAGTGAGAGTGACGATAAGACATTACAGGATAGACAGAAAGGATGTACAGGAAGAAATTGACTTCCTGATACAGCAGGAATCGCTATTCTGGCAGGCGGTACAACAGGACCGCAGACCACCGCTTATATTACCGAATATCTAATCAAAGGAGAATGTAAAATGATGGAATTAATATTAAAGTCGGTAGAAATCAATCTGCCGCAGGAGATCGAGAACCTTGAAGTGTTAAAGGCTGAACTTGCACCGAAGCTTGACTATTACAACAATCTCGTTGTTACTGAGGGCAGCATCAAGGCAGCTAAAACAGACAAGGCTAATCTGAACAAGCTGAGAACAGCAATCGAAGATCAGAGAAAGAGCATTAAGAAGCAGTACCTTGAACCGTATAACCTTCTTGAAGCACAGTGCAAGGAAGTTGTTGCTTTGATAGATGCCCCGATTCAGGCGATAGATAAGCAGATCAAGGCATTTGATGAGATCGAGAAGCAGAACAAGTACAAGGAACTTGAGCAGGCATTTGCAGAGCTGAATGCTCCCGAATGGGTGCAGATATCCGATACCCTCAACCCGAAATGGGAAAACAAGACGGCAAAACTGGATGCATTAAAGGCTGAAATGGCTGATAATCTGAAAAAGCTGACAGATGATTTTGACAAGTTAGCCGAAATGTACGGCGATAGAGAGTATTATTTGCCGATAGTCAACAGATTCAAGACAACCAAAGACTTCTCACAGACTGCCGTTTATGCAGTACAGCTTGAATCCGAGTATAAGAAGGAGCAGGAGCGCAAGGCAAGAGAAGAAGAACTCAGACAGCAGATGCTGAAAGCCGCTGAAAGCGTTCAGAATGCACCAGAACAGTCCGAACCTGAGCAGAGTGTAATTACACCACCGACAGAGCAGACAACGGTTAGCATCGAATCTGAACAGCATGAGCCTATCCTTATAGGCAGATTTGAAGTTGAATGTACAAAGTCACAGCTGATAGCACTGAGAGACTTCATGAAGGCTCAGGGTATCAAGTTTGAAATAGTTAAGTAAAGGAGAATAATATTATGGCAGTTAATAATAGCTTAGTTGCACAGCAGAACGGTGCAATTCAGAAGAAACCGGGCTTTTCAGAGGTAATCAACAGCGTACCTTATCAGCGTATGATCGCTAACACACTGAAAGACAGAGCAACAGCAAACCGTTTCATTTCCTCTATCGTTTCAGCAGTTGCAACATCCCCGGCATTACAGGAATGCACACCAAAGACAGTTGTTTCAGCCGCACTTCTCGGCGAGGGACTTAAACTTTCACCTTCTCCACAGCTTGGACAGTTCTACATGGTCCCATTCAAGCAGAAAGAAAAGACCGACAGAAACGGAAATGTCATTCAGCAGGCTTGTACAAATGCAACTTTCGTTCTTGGCTTAACTCTTTAAGGTCAAGTAAAATCGTGTGAACCCTATTACTCAGGGGTGTGCGTGAAAACGTGCTAACGGTGAAACCCTTCAATTATTCGGGCAATACCGTGCTAAGTCAACATGGTTAGGGAAAATAAAAACTGTGAAAGGATACCATGTTGAAAAGTATAGAGACTAACCGTGATGAATGTAACGGCGTAAGGCGGATGATGAGTTACCGCTTGAAGTGCACGACATTCCGCAAGGAATGAAGAGATAGTCCACACCACAACGATGATAAAGTTGTGGGTTTGTGATAAAGGATACATACAGCTTGCGACAAGATCAGGAGAGTATAAGCGTATCAACGCAATGCCTATCAAAGAGGGTGAGCTTGTAAGATACAATCCTTTTGATGATGAGATAGAACTTGAATACATCGAGAACGATGAACTCCGTGAAACGCTCCCGACAATCGGCTATTATGCAATGTTCGAGTATCACAACGGATTTAGAAAAGTCATGTACTGGTCAAAAGACAAGATGCTTGCACACGCTGACAAGTATTCAGCTGCATTCAGCGCACAGGGATACAAGGATTTACAGGATGGTAAAGTAAATCAGTGTGATATGTGGAAGTATTCAAGCTTCTGGTACAAAGATTTTGACGGAATGGCTTGTAAGACGATGCTGAGACAGCTGATAAGCAAATGGGGTTTAATGTCAATCGATATGCAGAAAGCATACGAAGCAGACGGCGGTATCATCGGTGATAATGGAGAGATCACATTTGCAGACGGCGAAAGAGAAGAACCAACGATACAGCCCGAAGTGGTTGAAGCAGTACCGAATGAACAGCCTGCTCCAACTGTCCCCGAAGAAGTGCCGACAGAAGAAAATGTGTCGTTTGATGATATTCTCGGAGCGTAACATTTGATTTAAGCTATCTACAATGCACCACAATCAATTTTAAGGGTATGGGTAGTATAACTACCCTACCCGAAACAAAACGGCTAAAAATGCCGTTTAAAACGTTTATACGAAAAGGAGAGATTTAAACTATGAATAAAGTTATCATTATCGGCAGACTTACAGCAGACCCCGAACTCAGAACTTCGCAGAACGGAACAGCTTCATGCCGTTTCAATGTTGCAGTCAACAG